AGGTACAATATTCATCACCCATAAAATTAAGGGTTTCATTTATCATCACTAATAATATCCTTTGTTTTTCTAAAACGGTTTCTAAATTTAGTTGATACTGATAGTTCAGATAGAAAAGATTTTTTTCTTAATTTTTCAGTTTCCATAATACATTCAAAATCATATTTTTGTCTTTTGTAAGGTATGTAAACTGCTAATGGTGTGCCTTTTGGTATCATAAATTCACCTTCTTTTTTTAATACCATTTGTTGATTAACTTCGTGGTACATATCAGAGGGAATAGTTCCTGTCAAAACTTCAAATATTTCATTAAATTCGTAAGTCATAGGTAATTGATACATACTATAACCCTTAGGAGTAAATACTCTCCAAGGACAAACTGGTTTTAATATACTTACTGTATTTCTTTTTGCGTGTTCTGGAATATAATCTTTATATTGATTGTCATTGTGAAATTCAAATTGAAAATTTTTATTAGGAGTGGCCCATGTAGTACCTTTTACCAAATTAACATTTAAATGTAAATCACACCATAATGGTACAACATAACCTTGCATGGCAAAATCAATAAATCCTGGACACGCTTTAAAGTTAGAATATAATGGTATTTTATTATTATCTTGTAGAACACCTGATTCTTTTATATCTTTAAACCATTGTGGTAATACTTTGTATGCGGGTAAAATAGGTGAGACTTTTTCTAAACCTTCTATTGTAGATGACCAAGTGACTTTAGGTTTTCCTACATTCAATAATCGCTTCATAATATTCATAATAATATATATAACTGTTTTAAAAATCAATTTTAAGAATTGATTTTACTAAAATAATATTTTTAACTAGGCCAGTTTTCTATTGTATAATCTGTAACATCATTACCACCGTTTTCATCAACCATTTCATAATGGCCTGTAGCATGATATGCTGGCCAAGCACCTTTTTCTATTACAAATTCATCATCAGTTTCAGCTGATAATCCAATAGGTTTAGGTTGTTTAACTTTTATTTTACACTGATTATTTTCCATGTTACTTTATTCCTAGTATTTAAATATTATAAATCCTGAACCACCAGCAGCGCCAGATCCTCCACCACCACCTGTGTTGGCTTGAGCAGCTTGACCTGCAGAAGGACCAGGTCCTCCACCTTGTCCACCACCACCAGATCCTCCACCACCTCGTGAAGCACCTCCAGTTCCTACTGGGTTGTGACCACCACCACCGCCACCTCCAGCGAATACTCCTGAATCACCTACTGTTGTTCCATATGTACCTGACATATCTTTACCGTTTCCACCTGCTCCTGAAGTTGATCCAGATGCGTTTCCGCCAACAGCGTTTGCTCCACCTCCACCACCTGATGGGTGTGGATATGCATTACCAGATTTATCTCCACCTTTATTTCCAAAACCATTTGATCTACTAGCTGCGGATATTAATGGTGATGTTGTTTGAATACCAGCACCTCCAGTTCCAGGTGAGTGACTTTTTCCTCCACCAGAACCACCAGCTGAACTACCACCATTACCTCCACCTACCGCAGTTATAAATGTTGTGTCTGTTCCTGATCCTGTACCAAAAGTAGAAACACCTCCGTCATAAGGAGAGCCACCATCGGGTACACCTACATTATAACTGTAAGATGTACCAGAAGTAACTGGATAAGCCATTGATACAACTCCACCACCGCCACCACCACCTGCGTGACCTTGAGTTGAACCTTGTCCACCACCAGCAGCAACCACTAATAATTGTACATTTCCTGTAAATGGTGCTGGCCAGGTTCCTGAACCTGATGTGTAAGATTGTGTTGTTGGCCCTAATACTGTAATAGTGAATTCTCTAGTTGCTGTTCCACCTACACCATCTGTACAAGTAATACTAAAGGTTGAAGTTGTATTTGAACCAACTGCACTTGCAGTTCCTGTAATCGCTGCTGTAGAAGTATTTAAAGAAAGACCTCCTGGTAGTGAACCAGCTGAAATAGCGTAAGTTAAAGTATCTCCTTCAGCATCTGATGCTGCAGCTGTAGCTAAAGAATATGAACCTCTACTAGAATCTACAATTGTTCCAAGTGAACCTGAAGCAGTTGTAAAAGATGGGTTTGTATTTGCGATTGATCCTATAGAAAATTGTCTATCTGCTGTAGCTCCAGCTGGGTCAGTAGCTCGCAAAGTAAATGTATATGTTGTTACTGAATCTGGTGAAGCTGATGAGCTTTTAATTCTTACTTTAGTATAACCACCACTAGTAAATGATTCTAATACCATATTAGCAGTTGCTAAAACACTAGTAGTTTCTGAATATGTAATTGTTGTACTGTCTGCATCACCAGCAAATACAACAAATGTGTCGCCAGTTACTGAACTGCCTTTTACAAATGTACCTAATGAACCTGCTGATGTTACCCATGCAGGAGTAGCAGAGTTTGTGTAGCCAGTTGAACTTATTACTGAAATACCATCTTTATTAATAACTTGTAAATTATATAAACCTTCAGGTAATGTGCCAGCAGATTTTGTTGCAACAATTGTTGTTGAACTTGTAAAAGTAACTGTATCTGCAGTTAAAACTGCTCCTGTGTTAGCATTTTGAAATAATACTCTAGGAGTATCCTGAAAATTTGCTCCTGTAATTGTTATACTTGCCGCACTAGTTGCGGGTGATGCTTGTGTAGGAGTAAATGATGATATTGTAGGTGCAGTAAATTGTGATACACCTGTTAAGTTTGCGCCAGATATTGCTGGTAACGCACCTGTTAGTTTACTCGCAGTAATACCAGTTGCTATTTTAGCATTTGTTACATTATTATCTGCTATTTTAGCAGTTGTAACATTTGCGTCTGCTATTTTAGCTGTTGTTACATTTGCATCTGTTATTTTAGCCGTTGTAACATTTGCGTCTGTAATTGAATTTGTTTTAACTTTACTTATTGCCATAGGTATCTCTCTTATTATTTATACTATTTATTCATCTGAATCAGTAGATGTACTATATTTTTTACCATCTGTATAGTTAGTAATTGTTGTTGTAAATCCAAAATCATCATCTGCGTCAGCTGATGTAGGATTAGGGACTACAATTATTCGTTCTTCTCTCGCTTTATTTGTAGTGTCTGTGTCTGTATATACGTCTGATTGAGTTTCTTTAATAACTTTTTGAGTTGACGCAGGGCCAAATAAGTAAGTTTTTGCAGTAAACCCTAAAGTATATATAACTGCTCTTCTTTGTGAAAAATCACCATTATATGTATCTTCATAATTTACTGTATTTAACACAATTGGAATATCTCTTTTAATATTTAATTCTGGTATCGCATTTACGGTCACAGTAAAATCGGGTTGAAAGAAAGGTAATATTTGTTCTATAATTTGTAGACCTGCCTCAGCACTCGCTGTAAAAGAGTATAGATTGTAAGATATATTGTAAGGTACAGGAGTATAATTATAATTTAATACTTTACCCTCTTTTCCAGCCTTAACGTGTTTAAATTTTTGTACTCTTGTTAGTTTTCTACTAGAGTCATATGATATACCTGAAATCTCAAAACTCATACGAGGTAAAGTAATCGCAAACTCTCTATTATCTAAACTTGGTTGAGCATCTAATCTTGCCAAAAACTTTTCTTTAGGTGCATAAGCTAAAGGTACAGCTATTGATTGAGTGATATTACCATTACTATCTCGTCTTTTGATTTGTATGTTATTAAAGATTTGACCAAACCCTATGGTCATTCTTCTCATACTTTCATTGTAAAAATAATTTCCAAACATTAAAAGTCAACCTCTCCAAATGGATTACGTTCTGTAAAGTCTAATATATCATCTGTTGTAGAAGATGTATCAAAACCAGCTTGTGCATCTAAATCATTATTTTGAGCGTAAGCTGATTGAGTTTGTAAAGCATATGTCTCTAATAATAGATAATTTGCATCACCACTTGCACTATCATTTTCTAATTGTAACGATCCAACTTCATTCTCTAAAGTAAATTGATGAGCCAACATATCTAAACTATATTGATCTTCAGCACTATCTATTGTACCAACACCTGTATTTAATTCTTCTGAACTATACTCCCATCTAGTACATACTAGTTTATAAACTGGTAGTTGACCTAGTTGAAAGAA